TGTAAGTGTTGCGCTTGTGGCATCTGTTGCGAATGTCTTATAACTAATACTTCCTGCATTTGTTATGATTGGAATTTTACCACTTGTGTTTAAAGGATAATAAACATAGTAACCATTTTTAATTACATCTTTTGAAACCATCCACAAAGGAGATGTTATTGTTGGATTAGAACCTTCCATAAAAGTTCCGTATCCATTAAAAGCAATGTGATCAATAGCAGTTGGACTGCCTTGATTGCCTGTGCCATCTTGTCCTGTGTATTGCTTTACATTTGAAGATGCAGTTGATACAGTTGATGTTGTATAATTTCCATCAAATGTTTGCGTAATATAATCCCTAATTAATTCCGCTATTTCAAAAGTAACAACACTGCTTGGTGCAGAATTTTTAATAATAGTATATCTTAAAACTCCACCTATGTACAATTCTAATTTAATACTATTGGCTGATGCCGACATTGTAAAGGTTTCAAACCTTGGTGATCTAACTAATATATTTGCCATAATTATCTTTTAGTGCCTAACACAATTGCCTTTTCAATGTCTAATTTAAATGCCTTTACTATCTCAACTGGTAAGCGTTTGAAAGCCGAATAGAAAGGCTTTGTGAAAAATAGACTTGGCTTAGTTCCTTTGTTGTAAATACTCCGAGCAATCAAAAATGTCATTGATTTGTAGGATAGGAATTTGCCTGTCTTTTTATCCTTCCATTGTTTAATGGGTTTTTGTTTAATCCATTTACTAATTCCTTTAGTTAAACCTCCTTTTTTACCAGTTCCACTTCCAAACTTAAATGGTGATGTTCTATTATTTGAACTGCTACCTGCACCCCTTACACCTTCATCTACAAAAGCACCATAATCTTCCATTATAAAATCAATCAGAAAAGCACCCTCTTCTTGTCTCGGTTCGTACTTCAAAGAATTGTACAAATCACTTGTAGAATTTTTACCTTTTTTAGTTAGGTTTGATCTTGATTGCTGAATGACATATTTGCCAAATGCATTTAAGGCTTTACTTAGTTCTAAATAATCCATCAGCAAATCCAAATGTCGTTGTAAATCGTGATGTTAAAAGTAGCAGTAACACCTGCTAATTCGTTTTCAAACCTTTCTGTGAAAAACTCAAACGTAGCATCACCTTGTACTTGATACATATCTTGAAATAAAGTCCCTCCTCGCATTATCTGAATCAACTTGTTACTTACAGACATTTGTGTGTTTAGAATGTCTTGTGTGTTGTCGTTGCCTCTGAACAAGTCTGTGGTTGGTTCTTTGCTTTGATCAACAATATCCATTGAAAGAATAGAAACATTGAAGGTATATGTGGCACTTCCGTTATTGTCGCTTTGTGTCACACTGTTAATTAAGATATGTGACAAGGGGAAGATATCCTGTTTTTCGAGATTGATTTTTGATATGTCACCAGTGGTAACTGTTTTACAGTTCTCATCTAAAAGCAATTGATCTTCTAGTGTTTTGGTTACTTGGTAAAAACCTCTTATTCCTTGGCTCATCTTCTTTGCTTATTTTTTATTTGTTGTGCTTCTGCTTCGTTCTTTTCTTTCATAAATGTTAACATCGTTAAACACTTGTCTAGTTCAAGGGAAGTGATACTTTCAAATCTTTCAATATCTCCTTGAGAGAGTGCATAGATGCTTGAATACCATCCCCACTTTTTTCCAAATCCTGCTGAAATTGTGGTTGTTTCTCCATTTCCTCCTGTAAATAATTGCTCGTAACGCTCAACAACTCCAAGCCTAAACTTTGAAAAAAAAAAAGAGAACCAAGAACTGCATCTAATTTTATTTGTTTCATTATCTCTTTTGTGTCAATGTCATATTCTGCAATAGAATATTTCCCTGCTGCCTTGTTTGTTATCGGACGATACAACACATTCATTGCCCTGTGTAAATCTTGTTCTGATGGTAAAAAAGAATCTAAATCAATGTATTCACCAAAAGAAATTTCTTGTAGATTTGGAATAAATCCATACTCAACACCACCCATTTTAAAAGTAGTTACAAGTTCGGGTTTTTCTTGAAAGGTTTTTGTGAGTACTTCGATGATCTTTTCAACATCTGAAAATTTGATGTTTCTGCAATCTTTATAATCAACATTACAAAAGATTTCAATCATCTTTAGCTGAAGAACATATTCATCTTCTTTGTTAATCTCTTGAACTTTCAAAAATCTTTGATATTGTTCTAGTGTGATTTCAGATAGACTTGGTACAGTTACACTTGCTTTCATAAATATATAACGCAAAACAGAAGGGATTTTTAAACACAAAAAAAGGGCAGCCATTTCTGACTACCCTAATTAACCAACTAAACAAAAGTTTTAAATATCTATCAACTTCTCTGCGTTGTCAAATCTTCGCTCTGCTTGTTGCGCCCTCATGCACCACTTGTTCCTTTCTAATTTGTACTCTTCTACTATCTTATCCTTTGCTTGTGCATCGTGCTTTAAACGTGCCACATAAAATGTCATCTCTTGAAGAGCAGTCATTACTGATCTTATTTCTTCGTTGCCGGGTTTGATCTTATGCCATCCCCTAAGAATGCTAGAACAAAGGTGTGCATTATTCCAATATTCTGCATCGTGTGTATTTTGTATCTTATCCATGTGGGTGTATTTTAACTTCTAAAACTGGTACTATTATATTCTCAAGTTGATGATTTGTAATACAATCCTCATCATTAAAGTAAGCGCAGCAATCATCAATTTCAAAAAAATATCTGTATGTTCCCGGCTCTTGATGATCATAAGTCTCATATGGTTCGCTAAGTGTTTCGCGAACACACAACACACTTGCAAATATTTCTAAGTCATGCACAAACCAATTTACTTCTTGTCTGTGTACCTCTGAATCCATCATGTCAATATAAGCTATATCTATATCATGAATAATTTCTTTTAGTTCTATGTCTGTGAATAAAGGTTTCATTGTTTCCATTTTGTTTGTTTGTTTGTTAATCATATATGCAAGGTAACATAAATAAGTTATAAAACAAAAACTTTATTAAATAGTTTTAACTAACTGCATATTTTCCAAAGTTGGGTTTAGATAGAATAGAATAAGTCGCATACCTACAAGGATCAATAATGTGATTATTCTTGTCTACGGGTGAATTAATTAATCTGCCAGTTCTATCTTCTTGCCATTTGTAGTTTCTAAATTCTTGAATGGCATTTGTGGATGTGCTTAATATGTTTATCTTATAACGCTTAAGTAAATCAATACCTGCATTAATTGAATCCTTGCCTTTTATAGATGGAAATATTGTATGCCCCATTCTTTTAAGTTCATCAATTAATCTTGGTTCTGCTGAATCTGCGTAAATCGGTTTATTTTCTAGGTGCTGATCTAGTAGGAATTGATGAATGTCATTGGTTGTCATCTGAGTCCTATATAAATGCTCTCTAACGTACAAATTAAAATCTTCGATATAAACACTTACTAAAGTAGTTGGATCGTTTGAATAGCCAAAATCCATTCCATAAGAAATAAGGTTTGCAGTTGTTGGTATTTGATCTATTTCTACATATTTAAAGATAGTGGATATACTGGTTGATCGTTCACCCAATCCGTATATTTGCCAATACTGTTCATCAGTAGATTTTAATCGAAGAATTTCTTCTTTAATAGAATCTTCAAGAAAAGGATTATCATTAAAAGTAGTTTTAAAGAAATCACAATCATTACGAGGAATAACTTTATCATATATCCAATGATATTCATCTGATGGGTTAAAGTCTATTATTATACGTTCTTGTGTTCTGAAAATTAATTGTTGCCAATCTTCCCATATTAAATCGTTTGCCTCATTGATAAAAAGTAAATCACGTTTTCTACCTCTTACCTTTTGGGGTTGATCTAAACTAATAAATTCAACAAGGTTTCCAAATAGGTGATACTCAGAGTTTGATTTGTTGTGTTTTGATTCATCATATTTTTGATGAGCATTTAATATAGAAAAAAAATCCCTCATCACAGATGCCCTAAGTGCCGGG